AACAACTTTTCAAATTACAAACACGATTGGAAAAATTACAAAATGAATACGATAACACTATGGATTATACTTTTGAAAACATAGGTAAAAGGGCAACTTTGAAAGAAGGTATACGGGAAATTGAAGGAGAAATTAGAAAAATAGAAAATTTAGAAGATGAACTTGAATATTTTGATAATACTCTCGATATTATCGATAAATATTATAATAATCAAACTGATACTAAATCTGAATGTTTTGATAATTATTTGAAAGTTACACAGAAAATACAGATCAATAATAAACGACCTAATCATATGCCTCACTGTGATTTTTGTAAGAAGGAAAAAACATTACATTTACAAGAAGGTATCCTAGTTTGTACTGAATGTGGACATTCAGAATTTATAGCTATCGAAAGTGATAAACCAAACTATAAAGAACCTGTAATTGAAACTAAACCTAATGGATATAAACGTATGAATCATTTTTCAGAACTATTGAACCAATTCCAGGGTAAAGAATCAACTGAGATACCAAATGAAATATTTCAACAAATAATTAATGAATTGAAGAAATTAAGAATATCCGATTTATCTACTCTTAATAATTGTACATTACGCGCTATTTTGAAAAAACTTGGTTTGACATCCTATTATGAACATATTCCATATATAATTAATAAACTTAATGGTTTACCTCCACCAATGTTAACCAGAGAATTAGAGGATAAGTTAAGACAATTATTCAAGGAAGTACAGGAACCATTTAAACAGTTCAAGCCAAATAATAGAAAAAATTTTATTAATAACAATTATGTATTCCATAAATTATTCGAACTATTAGGTTACGATGAGTTCTTACCTTATTTTAATTATTTAAAAAGTAGAAGTAAGTTACAAGAACATGATGAAATTTGGAAGAAAATATGTGAATTTAACAAGTGGGAGTACTTTCCTAGTACTTAATTTATAAATAATCTGTAAAGATTAGTTATAAATTACAAGAAAATATGTGAGTTTAACAAGTGGGAGTACTTTCTTAGTACATAATGTGTATTTAATTTATAAATAATCTGTGAGGATTAGTTATAAATATGGCTGGAGGGTTATTACAAATTGTTTCAGCTGGAAAAGAAGATATTTTTTTAACTATTAATCCTCAAATAACTTTTTTTAAAATCGTCTACCTTCGATATAGTAACTTTGCTATTGAAACTCATGAAGAAACATTTGATGGTTCTCCTAATTTTGGTGAAGAAGTTACTTGTAATCTCTCTAAAATTGGAGACTTGATTCACCAAATTTATGTTAAAATTGATTTACCTGAAGTACTTATTCAAAAAATTAATTATACCTCTAACCCTTCTATAGTAAGTTCTTTACAATTGAATAAATTAAATATATATATTAAACCATTATTCGTCCTTTGGAGAAAATTATATGCACAAGCTATAAGTACATCATCTAATTTTGCTACTGTTACTCAAGAACTTGATACTTTTATTAACTCTGATCAATTTAAAATATATAATGTTTATGATGATATATTTAGAACCGTCGCTAATACAATTTCTGATTACTATTATTTAGACTTGATTCATTGGTATCATTTTTATTTTGATGGGTTTGCAAATTCAATTTATGACCAAAATGCGACCCTTGAATATAGATCATCACTTCTTAAATTTCTTATTGACTTTAAACAATCTGTATCTGATTATAAAAGACAATTAATCAATGAAGTAGAATATCAAGAAAATATTAATAAATTAAATGAAACTATATACTATCGTTTTGCTTGGATCAAAAAATTAGGTCTACGATTAATAGAACGAATAAGTTTAGAATTAGGTGGTCAAGTAGTTGATAGCTTTTCATCTGATATGTTAAATGTATGGTATGAATTATCCCTTAATATTAACCATAAAGATACCTATTATAAGATGATTGGTAATGTTAATTCATTAACAAACTATAATTCAGATAAAAAACCAGCTTATTCAATGTATATACCCATACCTTTTTGGTTTTGTCGTTTTCACGGGGTTGCACTTCCCTGTATAGCTTTAAGATATCATGATATTCAAATTAGTGTTAAATTTAGAGACTTAAATGATTGTATCTTTTTTGAACCAATAGAAGATGCAAGATCTGATGATATAAATTTAGGAGATTATGTAAGATTTACAAATGCAAGTTTATTAATTGATTATGTTTATTTAGGACAAGATGAAAGAGAAAAATTTGGAAATAGTCGCTTAGAATATCTTATTGAACAACATAAATATATTCAATATACTGATATTCAAATACCTAAATTTAACTGCGATTTATACTTTTATAACTCGGTTAAAGAACTATTTTGGACTGTTCAATCAAAATCTGCTATTCAAATCTTTAAACAGTGGGATGTATATAATGATGTTAATATGTCAAAAATAACTAATGTTTCTAATATTGGAGATAATCTATTATCTATTCAAGTATCTATATATGGTTTGAAAATTGGTGATAAAATTAGGATAACTAAAACAAAATTTTATAATGGAGATTATATAATAGATTCAATTACAGAAGATAATCAACAAACAACTTCAATTGTTATAAAAGGTAAATATGTATCTTCTATTGATAATGGCTATTTACAAGTAATTAATACATCTCAATTAGTAGATAATATGACATTAATATTAAATGGTATTAATATAAGAGATAAAATTGACCCAATGTATTTTAATACACTTCAATCATACATTTATCACTCTAATAGTATCGATGATGGAATCTATATGTATTCCTTCGCTCGAAAACCAGAAATATTACAACCATCTGGATCTACTAATTTATCTGTTATATCCTCTAAATCTGTCTTTTTTGATATAAATCCATCTTATTTTAATCGATTAAAAAATAATAATGATACCCTTATTGTAAAAATGATGTCTAAAAGTTATAATATTTTAAGTATAAAAAATGGGATGGCATCACTCGAATTCAGCATTTGATATACTTTCTTTTTCTTTATGTTTTATTAGAAACTTAAAGAATAAATAATTTATTAGGTTACATTAATATGACTGGAGGTATTTTACAGTTAGAAACTTATGGTATAGAAGATAAACCATTAATAGGAAATCCAGAAGTTACTCTTTTCAAAAAAGTTTATAAAAAACATAGTTTATTTGCTCTACAAGATATTGATATCAAATTAAAAGGACAATCTAGTTTTGGTAATACATGTGAAGCTAATATTCCTAATAATGGTGACCTGTTAAATGAATTATCTGTATCTATTGATTTACCATCAGTTAATGTTTACTATCCAAATTCTATACAACATGAAGTTGATTCTATTATAACACAACAAGCTAATGATTTAAATTTGGGTTATTCAGAATATAGATATATTAAAGAACGATTAAATGAAATTAATGATATTGTTAATAATGAAGTTAATGAATATCCTCAAGCAGTTCACCATGTTATGGTAGCAAAAACATATCCTTGGTTAAATGGTAATCATAATCTTATAGATGAAGGTCGTCTTAAGGAATATTTTGATTCATTTTTTAGTTCTTATAATAATGGTTCAGATAATGAATACCGTGATCAAATTTTTGAGATGAAATACAATCAGGATACTATTGATGATATTTATAAAGAAACTATTAAACAGTTCTATTATCCTACTAATTTTCAGTATCTTATCCATGAATTTCAATTAGTTAATAGAGATAAAACAATATCAAGTTCTAGTATTTTTTATCAACAATTCTTAACCAAATTAAGAGATTATATTATTCAATCCCCTGAATTTAAACTTGTAAAGTATATTGAAGATCGTAACACTCGTGATATTAACTTCTTTGATATATCTTATAATGAAAGCATTATTGTCGATATTAATTTAAAAACTAATACTAATGTTGAATTAGAACCATTATTATTCTGTTATGGATTTGATGGATTAAATTATACATTAAAATCTGTTTTACATCAGACGAATAATGAGTACTTTCAAGATGGATTCATTATTAAAGCTGAGGTATTACCTCTAAATTATTCATTTATAGAATCAGAATTAACTAATAATAATGGTAACTTAAAAAATATATATTTTATTGGTTCGAGAAAAGATGTTATAAACTCATTAGATTTACAACAAATTATTAGCATAACTACTACATCTACACAATGGATAGTTACTATTACAGAACCTCTACGTGATATATCAAAAAATGCATTAGTATATTTATATGCAAGTACTTCTCCTGAAGAACAAGATTTGATGACTTTAGAAGGCTTATATGCAACAGATAAAAATCAAATAAAGTATGTTTTGGATTCAAGTAATAATTACTATCAAGTTCAAAATAATATCATCCAAATAACAGATAATAAAGACTTGAATAAATTTATACCTGTTATTTATGACAATAATAATACACTCAATTTAGTATATAATAGCAAGTACTATATTGATCAAAGTGGTAATATATCTCCTATTACTTTTACTACTGAAACAAATAATATTGCTTTTGTTGTTGATTTATTTAGAAATAATGGCCAAAATATAACTATTAATTCTGTAAATGATATTAGCAATAATTTAATTCCTATTTTTGAAACTGATACTAAACCTAAATATATATATCGTGGTAAGTACTTCAATTATCTAAATATTTTCTATAAGAATTATCAAGAACAAAAATTAGAATACCCAATAGATGGATTTCCCTATCAAACACCCTTTTCTATTTTATATGTTCAAGACATTTCCAATAATAAACTTTATCTTAATAAACTTGAATCTATACCTATATCTGAAAATGACTACGTTTATATATCTAGTAATATAGATATTGTTAATACAACAACAAATACAACAGATTTTACTATTATTGGTAAAACTATTAATAATAACTTTGATGCTTCATCTAATCTTATATTAAATAATCAAAATGTTACTAATAATGGTCTTTTTCAATTCTATTGGACAAATAATTATAATCTAATAGATCCGAAGGGATTAGCAACTTATGTTTCCAAACAACGATGGAGTGATAATACTATTATGTATACTATTGAAAGTACTACATTAAATAATCAACGTTTTCTTCCTCTATCAAATATAAAACTATTGGATATTAATTATGATGTATATAACAATTATAATTTTATATTACAACAACTTCAAAATAGTACTTTAACTATATCTGAACAAATTAATTTAATTATTAATGAAAGTGGTAAGGTTTCTTTAGATAATATTAACTATCTAAAACGATTATTCCAAAGTATATTTAATCAAGATTTGTATGTATCAATTTATGTAAAAACAGATAAAAATACAGATATTATTCTACAAACATTTTTTGGATCAACTCATCAAACACAATTAACAAATAGTATTTTTGGAACAACTATTAATCAATACAATCTTATGGAATCTAAATTAGAAACTGCATACAAACTTTTTATTGATAAAATTGATTTGGAATTTGTTAAAACTATTAAAGAAATTCAATATAATAAAACCTCTGTATTATCAGAATTAAGTAGTGAATTATGCTTTGTAATTACAATATTTGATATTTCATTAAACGATGCTACTAATGTAAACATTTCATTTACATCTAATGATAGTATTCAAGAATATCAACAATGGGATATGTATAATTATGATATTAGCAATACAATTGTTATTAATAATATGATAGTAATTAATAATACTTTATTAGTTACAAATTATAGTGATTTAAGAAAATTAATGTTGATTGATAATTTAACTTCAGGACAATTAAAAGTAAATGATATTGTAGTCACTAGATGGTCAATATCATATGGAATTGAATATGTTAGAAATACATTACCAATGATATCAAAACAAATGAATGAACATTATATTTTAAATGATATTTTACCAAAGTTTTATAAGTATCTAATGACCAAAATAACAAATAAAATTACTGATTCACCACTCAAAAAATATGTAACAACTCATTTGATTGACAATTTATGGCATATGATTATGGATATAAAACAAAATGTAGATTATGGTTTTAAAAATATTGATAGTGATACTTTATATCCTAATATTTATGCTATAACCAATTCAGTAGTATGTTTTGATGGTATTATTATTAAGAATATGATGACATATATATTTGATAAATATATTATTGATTATATCCGTCCTAATATCATATCTCAATTGAAAGATACATCTTATAATGGAACCTATTTTTATAATGCAAATGATAATCCAATATATAAAGCAAATGTTAAGGATATAGAATTAAGTAATCTGAATACTATTGAACTTATTAAATGGTTTGTTTATGTTCTTAACGGAGATTTAATTGTTTTTAAAACATTGACATATAAAAACCTATTAGAAACAATCAATCCAAGTAATAATTTATATATATTAATTACAAACATATTTGAGACAATATTCAGTATTTTACGTAATGAAACAATATCAATAGACAATATCAAATATACTCTTTTAACAGAAAATTCATCACTATTTTTTGGTAGTATTAAAAATTTAACAATTATTCCTATTGAGGATGTATTATCATATTTGGATATATATTTAATGGAAGTATCGAATGAATATACATACAATTATATAATTGATTACTTTACAATTTATAAGACTGAATATTTATCATTTTTCAGTAATTTCTTCAATAGTATAAATGATATTGGTTTAACAAGTTATAATATATTTAGAAATTTAGAAAGAATTGCATCATTTGAAATAAAAGATTATATTAAACAATTAGAATATCCAAGATTAGTCCCATCATATCAGCCAAGTATGGAATACTTATTATTAGGAGATATTGATACATCAAATAATAGAAACTACTTTTTTGGTTATAATCTTAAATCTTATAGCAAATTAATTGATTATATTGATAATTTTTTCATTGATAATGTCTTTCAATATACAAATAAATATTTTTCTTATAAATCTTTACTTCGTCTAGAAAATAAGAATGATACTGATATTATCAAACAATGGCAACAAGATATGTATTCTATGAATAGTATTACATCAAGTTTTGAATATAAAATGGCTTTGGAATGGGAAATATTTAGCTCATTTAATATACCATTATTTGGAACTATGAAGAAAGGAAATGATGATATAATATATATTTATGATGCTAGTAATAATATTGCATATAGATATGTATCAAGTGTAATTAAAAATGAAAGTAATTCTTACGAATTAGTAATAGATAATAAATACTTTTATAATTATACATTTGAAGGAATTAGATATCCAAGTTATAATTACAATCCAGTGACTGGTTCAAATAGAGTATTAAAATATGTTTATGATGCAAGTAATAACCTAATTGATCAAATCGCAATTGATACATCTGAAAATGCTTTTATATTAAGTGGTTCATTATGGTCAGTAATAGTAGATGGACAACGATACTTTAATATTAATGATACTTATTATGAATTAACAATAGGATATACATTTGATGCTAGTGGTAATATATTAAGTCCTCAAACATATATTGATATAAGTGGAAATACTAAAAATTTCATAGAATTATTATATCAAAGAACTGAAGATGGTGTAAATAAAATTTATAAACGTAATAATATTGAATATATATGGATTCAAAAAGACTACCTAATTTACAATTTAACTGATAAAAATAATGGTATTACAACTATTAGTTATTCAACAGTACCACTAGGAAAGTTAGGTAAAATTGGTTATAAACGTATTGAAAACTATTATAATGATAATGACATTATATACACATTACATAATACACCAAATAATCCAGAATATAGACCAATAACTATTGTTAATAACAAATTTACTAATATTTACTATCAAATGATTGGAAATACAAACTATACATATGAGGATAACTATGAAATTATTTTGAATGGTGTGTATAATGAAACTAATGAATTAGTATTTAATATAGAAGGAAATACATTAATTGACTTGGATGGTAATATAAAATTTGTATACTATCCAAATTCTACAAATACACTATTCAAAATAAAAGAAAAAGTATATGATATTGTAAATAATCAATTTATTGGAGAAGGAGTGTATAAGAACATGTATTATAACAAGATGGTTTTTATAGATACCACATTTCGACAGATAGTACAACAATATGGTTTAATACCAGATACAAATTGGATAACATTTAATAACATACCTACAAATGTAAGAGAACAATACAGTCCTATTGAAGTTTCAGGATTTGTAGTTGATAACAGTTTGAATTTTGTTAAAGAAATTATTAATGAAGTATTTAATCAAGATGGCTTACAAACAACAAGTAATTTGAATTGGAATTTAGTTGATTTATTAGATAATATTGAATACAATATTCCAATATTAATAAATATGTATATTAAATCTGGTCTGTTTCCACCTGACCAAAATTGGAAACAATATATGTATGTATCCATGTGGAATAATATGATAAAAAATGGTGTTGTTAATTATGGTCAATATTTTAAAAATAGAGATGATAATACTGTTAATCAAATTATTAATGAATATGAAAAATATAATGTTTCAGTATTACCAGAAGATAGAATCTTTACATGGAATGAAACTAAACAACGAATTGAAACTAATTACAATAATTTTGGTGACGATGATATTGTTGCCTTTATCCCAAATATTTCAGATTACTATATTTATACATCTACAGATGTAACATCAGTTAATAATACTATATTATCAACATCAAATAGTATGGAAGAAAAAATGGTTCAATTAGTAGCATTATATAAGAATATGTATGATAATTCATCCAATGATTTATCCTATAATTTATCCTATGAATCAAGATTTTTATATGCAGAATTAAATGTTCTTAACACTATTGAAGTTGCTAAGAAAAAAGAATATCAAAATAATTTGAATACACGTGTACCAATAGATATCCGTAATGATACTTATAATTTTAGTGGTATAATTTATCCTATGAATGGATTTGGTCGATATTATGAAAATACATATTATTACTACAATAAATGGATTAACAAATACAATTTATATAATATTAATTATAAAGTTGATATATCATTAAATGATACACCTAAATGGTTTGGAGAAAAAAATGGTGAGAATAAATGGAATACATTAATTAATGGAACACAAGTAATTGATAATTTTGGTTTTTCACTAAATTATATTAATTATGGAGATTATGCTATTAATGGTTATTCAACTTCAACTAATTATATAGTATATTTTACTCAATTAGGTAATACAAGTCCCACACCTACAGATCCAAAAATAGTTATTAATACTGGTTCCAATTATATAAATACTTATATTTTATATAAAAGAGGAATTGAAAATGATAGAGATTATATAACTATCAGATTTGAGGATTTTGGTAATAATGATACTAATGATATTACTATAAATAATGAATTAGCTGAATTTGGTATATATAAAAAACTTATTGAAGTAACCATATTTGCCTCCTACTTTCCTACAAAAATAAGAGTTGTAACTAATATTAAAACAGGAGTTGAAATAACAATAACTTCACCTACACAGTTCTTTGGTGATAGAATAATAAATACATCAATAACACCATTAACTATGTTAGAAGTTATATTTGAGTGGTCAGATAGTATAATTACATTTAATACACCAATATGGCAAGGTTTGGATGATAATTCTGAAAGATGGAAAACTGTAGATCAATATGATTCAAGATATAATCAATATTATAATAATGAGAAGTTTTTTATAGGGGATATTGGATTTGATTTTATTTTACCATACATAGGAAAGAATATTAGAAACAGTATTTACATCACTTCTAATAACAGTATTATATTTGAAGATAGGCTTATATCAAATTTTAGTACAATTAATGGTTTACTAACTACACCAGGTATATATATAGGAGGTAATGACTATGTAGCTGTACAAGTATTAAAAAAAAATGTGTATGTGAATGGTGTTAAGGGAGTTGTAATACGTTTTGAAGGTGATACTTTTACTAGTTATCTATTTTGGGAAATTACATTTTATGAAAATAATAATATTAATATTGTCAATGGTAACAATCCTGGTATAGTATATGGATTTTCAGATGGACAGGGAAAAATGTTAATTAAATACGATCAATTTAACAATAAAGAATTAAAAATACAAATTACTCCTCAATATAAATGGGATGGTGAAATCTTTTATTATATGAATGGAAGTGAAAAAATACCTGTTAATTATGATGTTCCCGATTCAATGTTATACATTAAAAATGGTCATTTAGGAAGATATACAGATTTACCATTTGGATTTGTATATAATCCATCAACACATAAGATTATATATGATGCAACTTTTGGTTATGATAGAATGGTAATGTCTATGTTATACTTCAAATGGAACAAGTATTTAGAACAAATATATATGCCACTTTTAGTCAATCGTAATTTGGATATTAATACAACTAATATTCAATTATATAATAATACTTTTAATACATCTAATATTTTACTAACTCCAATTCTAATAATTACTGAAAATTTTAATGAACTTGTACCTTATTTTCTATCATTAATAGAAAACTCCCAAATTTTTTCCAAAGAAGCCTTTTATGCTATTAAAAAATATATGAATTCTGAATCAGGTAAATATTTATACATTATTATTAACGATACTAATAATTTAATTTTAGTTAATAACTATATTATTCTTAAAAAAAATGGATATTCATTTGGTCCACTATTTATAGAACTAGCTTATAATATTGATATTAAACTAAAACTTTTAAAAATATTAAAAGATCCAGTATTTAATTTTGATCCACAAGCTAACTATATTTTAGAAGGACCATTTGATGATAAAGTTATTAAAAATGTAAATAAAGATACATTTGAAGTACCAATAGTTAGTATTATACAAAACTTATTAGGTTACTATGATAGATTCAATAATAATGATCTATATGATCCATTATATATTACTATTGCAATGTTAGGTATTAGTCCTTTAATTGATTTTATAGATAGATTTAAAAACTTTTCAAACTTTGCTCTTCCTCAATTATTAAGTTTAAATGCAATTTTAGACAATCCAGATTTATTAGAAATAGTAACTACAAATCCAAATGTATTGATAAATATGATTAGTTTAATATATTTACTAACGGAAAATAAACTAAGTGCTATCAATTTAGAAACATTAAATCTTGTTATTTTATTTATTATAGCAAGGGAATTATTCCTAACAGCCAAATTAGCAGGTGTAGCACCAAATGGAATAATAACAACATTATTTTTCCCTAATATTTATACTGTTGTATTCAATAATCAGGCTTTACTATCATATATATTCAATAATAATTTGATAGATGTAATTGATATTTTAACACCTTATCCTGGTTTATTAACATATTTATTAGATCCAAGTAAAAATCTATTAGACATAAATGTGTTGATAATGTTCATATCACAGTATCCAAAGGTATTACAATATTTTATTGAAACAATTGTAGGCTTTAATACCATTATATATGCCTACCCAGGTATTGGTCAATATATAATTGATCCAAATAACAATTTTTCTATTTTTACTGTTCAATCTACCCAAATTTTACTCCATCCTCCTACATCTATAACTAACTACACTTATACAATTACAGGTCAATTATATGGAAATGGTACTTATGATATTTCTGCAAGTTCTATAGTATTGACTAGACGAGCATGGTATGCTTTTAATCAATCAAATGAATTAGATGATCATTGGCAAACTAATGGTGGATATGAATATTTTACAGGTAATTTCTCAAGAACTACTTCTACATTTGCTAGTAATACTATATTATCAGGTGAATGGTTACAAATTAAACTACCTATACCAATTGTTTTAAGCTCCTATGTTATTGTACCAAGACAGGATACATATAATGCACCTCGTAGAAGTCCACGAACATGGACTTTGGTAGGTTCAAATAATGGATTAACATGGACAATTATAAATAATCAAAGTGATATTTATTGGACTACAACTGATGGTAAAACTTTTGATACATCATATAATAATATACCCTATTCATATTATCGAATAATTATTAATAAAGTTGGTAATGCTTCTTTGGGTGATGCAGAAAGTTGTGCTATTCAAGATATGTATTTTAATGGATTTTATCCAATTTTAATACCATTCAACATTAATGATTATCAAAATGTTCCATTGGAACAAATATTGGCTCAATTAATTATACCAGATTTTACACCTATATTAAATCAATTATTAATAGATATTGCAGATGGTGATATTAGTAATAATTATGGTGTTCCTATATCGTCACCATTAGATTTATTAGTTAATACTACATTAGATACAGTAGTAAGTACTTTAATAAATCATATATCTAGTGGATACATTACACTTCAAGATTTGGATTTACCAGGATTTGGAGAATTATTTGCACAATTAAATATACCACAATTAATTCAACAACTAACAATTGATATATCTAATGGGTCACTCAATACTAACTATGGTATTGATATAACATCACCATTCCAATTATTTGGAACTTTTGATATTGTTACTATATTTGGAACTATCTTTAATGATGTATCAAGTAACGAGTTGATGATTCAATTAGGATTGGATACTTTGTTAACTGATTTAGATCCATCTCAAAATCTATTAAATAGAATGCGAACCAATACTTATTTGATTAAATATATTTTAGATCCAACTAATAATATTATAGAATTTACAGAGGTTGTTGATTTGTTTGTAAATGCATTATTGGCAGATACAACAGGAATGTTGTTTGGACTAATTGTCCCTGCAGTGGATTTTGAAAGATTAAAAGCAGAAAATAAACCCGTCCTTTTATCTCTATTTAATGTTACTGCATTAGTCAATACCTACTTTGAATATATTTTCCCTTATTTACCTGATATTATAGATGCATCAACACCAGAACAATTAGCAGATTATACAAATTTGACAGGTATTGCAAATTACATTGACAAAAATCCAACTATTATTTTATCACTATTAAATCCTCAAGTAATTTTATCATTCTTAAATGATAGTAGTGGTAATAATACTAGTTACCTATCTCAATTAGTTAATACAGAAAAACTAGTAACAAGTATAATAGATAATCCTGATTTATTACAACAATTTACAGATATTCAAACTTTATTTAGTTTCCTTTTGGTTGAACCAATTTATAATTTAGTAAGAGAATATCCAGTAGTACCATTAACCGCACAATTAAGTATTGTTAGTGGTCAAGAATATGGTAATGGTATTTATAAAATATCTGGTAGTTATGAACATGAATGGATTATAGACCCATTTGATAAGATTTTATCATTATATAACTTCTGGAATTCAAATTATGAATATAAAAGTAATACTGGAGAATATATTGGATCAGCATCAACAAATGTATCTAATACAATTATATTAGGTGCGTGGATACAGCTTGAATTACCTAATCCTATTTTATTAACTTCATACTCAATTACCTCATTATATCTCCCTAGGAGAACTGCACCAAGTTCATGGATTCTAGTCGGTTCTAATAATAATTATGATTGGAATATCTTAGATAGTCAAAATAATATTAATGTTTATAATGGATTAGATAGCTCTTTTAATGTTATTAGTGAATTTATATATAAATATTTCCGTTTAATAATAACAAAAATTGGATCTGATCTTTCTATTTATAATCCAAATACAGCAACTATTACAAGTATAGCAGAAATAAAATTTTATGGTAAAGAATTATTATCTCAAACATTACCATATCCAGTAGTACCATTAACCTCACCATCAACAGTTATAACTGGTCAAGAATATGGTAATGGTACCTATAATATATCAGGTAGTTATATCTATGATAATTACATTGTAAATACATTTGATAATATTTTATTAGAAAATAACTATTGGTATTCTGAATTTACATATCAAACTAATACCGGGGTATATATAGGACTAGTATCAACACAAGTTGGAAATCAAACTATATTAGGTGAATGGGTACAACTTGAATTACCATATCCTATCAAACTAACTTCATACTTTATTTCAGCTCTTTTTTTTCCTAATAGTACAGCACCAAATTCATGGACTCTAGTAGGTTCTAATAATGGTACTGATTGGACTACTATAGATACACAATATAATATCAGTTTATCAATATTAAATAGTTCTTTTTATACTGGAAATAATAATTATATATTCAAATATTTCCGTTTGATAGTAACAAAAGTAGGCTCTGATAATTATAATAATATTATTAATAGAATAGTAGCAACTATAACAGAAATAAAGTTTTATAGTAATACAGATTTAAATCCTCTAATATTCGAAGTATTAAATATAAATTCATTGTCCAATTTTATAGCACCTAGTATATTGATAAACTTATTAAATTATGATAGACTTCGAGAAGATATTTATGATAACTATCCAAGTGAAATGATTAATGGTGGAACAATTAATGATCCTGAAGCCAATATTAAACAAACTATTGGACTTATGATAGCTACTAATCCTATAATAAACATTTATTTATTAAGATTTATTAACTCTAGTAAATTAATATCATTTATTGATAGTAATCCGATTAATATCAGTGATTTTATTAATATCCAAAAACTTGTCGAATTAGTTAATAATGGTACGATCCCATTCAATATACTTATTAACCCAAATATACTATTGTCAAATCTTCAAGATAATAATAACTTATTGGCTGTGTTGATTGATTTAAATAAGTTAAAAGAAAGTATTTTGACTGATGCATCAGGTACTCTATTAAACTTATTTGATAAGAGTCTCTTAAAAGAATTTATTAAACAATTATCCTTGGAAGATATTGCTGGAGTTGTTAATGTAGAAGCATTCTTAGATATATCAAATAATAATACATGGTTAGACAATTTTAATGTCAATCAGGTTGCAAGTGATTTGAAGGATGTACTGGCTGGTATTATAAATTTTGAAGTATTTAACCAATATAGATTGTTATTATTCCAATATATTAATTTGAATGAGATACTAAAGATACCTGAAATTGTTAATATTATTATAAGTGATTCAGCATTTGTGTTAAAGACATTATTTTCAGCCTTTCCCCTAATTCTACAAGATATTCAGATTGATTTAAATCTAATTTATAGTTTAATTAGTCTAACGGATATTACATCATTATTTAATCTATTAAGTTCACCTGATATATTACTAGCTTTAAGTGATGATATATTAAAAACGTTATTTGCGGGTATAAACTTATTACCCATTATAATAAATAATCAGGAAATCTTCGCAGGTATTATATTATCAGGTGCTTTAGGTGGTTCAGAAAATATAATAAATATTGCGAGTTTACTTGATGAAACAAAGCTTGTAACTGCCTTCTTGAATCCAGGTCCAGTAGATATTTTGAATGATTTCTCAGGTTTTTATACAAATGGAATTATTTTGGCTATAGAAACTGAACCAGAATTTATTAACTATTTCCTTAAACAATTTGTTAATCTTAATAGTCCATTAATTTTAAAACTAGGTTTAAATATTTTGAATATAAATTCGGATCCTGCATTTTTATATATAATGTACAACTTACTCAAAAAATATATAGATATAGAAAACTTGATAGCAAATGATATTGGTATTATATATGACTTAGTTAGACCATCTGAATTAGAATCTTTTATTAATATATTGAATATAAATGCATTATTCCAAGACTTTGGGGTAGTTCTTACCAACTTAACATTTCAACAGTTTGTACAACTTTTTGGCTTTCTTTTTTCAGGAATAAATATTAATGAAGCACTAACAAATCCATCTGCATTTGCATATTTTTACACTATATTTGATTCAAATAAATTTTTAACACAAACAGATCCAACTTTGAATAATACAACAACAACTGACCCAGTAACTAAAATAAATGACCCTTCTTTTAACCTATTAAATTACATTAATGTAGTACAGTTATATACTGATATAGTCAATAATCCTGAAATATTATACTCGTTGATACCCTTACCGACTTTGATTTCATTAGTGACTAACAACCTGCTAACCTTTTTACAGATCCTAGGACGAAATCAAGTAATAGCTTTAATTCAAAGTGGTAACTATTTAAATGAAATTAATATAGATATGTTGTTTAATCCTACTATTTTTAATGATTTTATTGAAACAATGACTAATATCAATAATCCATATTATTATTATACTGATACCAACAATATTACAGTTCCGCGTATAAGTAAATTATTCACATATATTTATGTAAGTGAGCTAATATTTGATCCATTACTTCCACGTCAAATGAAACAAAATTTTATAAATATATTTACAGGAGATAATTCATTGGTATATGATATTAGTAATAATAGAGAGTTTATAAGAAATAGATTAGCTAGCAATCCTGAATTCATAAAAGGTTTTGTTGTGTTACTAAATTATTCAAGTATATTCAACAATAATTCAAATAATAATAAAATTAATTTTTATTTCAATTTGATCGATATTAATAAATTAGTTATTCTAATTAAAAACAATCCAAAATTTTTCCTAAAACTTTTTGATAATATTGGTGCTATTAGTTTATTTAATTTATCATCTATAGATTTTACTACACTAGCATCAAACACAGATAGTACTATTATAAATAATTTTTTTACTAACCAGGTTCTTGTAGAATACTTTGTCGATATACGAACTCATAATAATTTTAATGGACTTATAGTTTTTATAGTTGATAATACAAGCTATAATGATTTATTTGATATTTCAGATAATACATTTAATGATCTATCATCTAATCCATTATATCAAACTAATAATGATTATCAAACAATGAAAACAGTAAGAAAAATAAAAAATAGTGATTCATTTGAAATAACACGAATGTTGTCACTAACAAGTGATAATGTACCTATTAATTTTAAAACATTTTATGGTGAATCCGTAACAAATAAATTTACATTTAAAACATATACAACATTTATTACACCTAATAATTTAAGATATATAAACATATTCCTTAATCAAGAAACTGTAATTATACCATCACAAGTTTTTATGAGTTTAAGAACCTTTTCAGAAACACCATCAACACTTGTTGATGATTTGTTTAATAATGAACAAATTACAAATATATTATTTGATCCTAGTAATAATATTATATTAGATCCAGCACAAATTGAAGATGGTGTTATAGATTTGAAGTTATTTGCAACCTTCAAATACCTCTCAAGTCAAAACAATTTATTAAAAACAGATACACGACTAGATTCAAATATAATATTATTTATAAATCAAATGATTGAACAATATCCTCAAATTTTAGATGAAACTTTACAACCACTTGCATCAGATTTTATCTTTCGTTTACTATTTATGTGTTTTGTCAAAGATTTATTTGAGACAGAATCAAAATACAATGTTTTTCTATTAATTAATAAACAAATATCAATTGATAATATTCCCTTAAATTTAGATATTCGTGATTATATAACAATTAAAGACACTTCATCAAATATTTTATATGGACCTTATCCAATAACATTTATTCAAGAAAATATGTTGTTAATAAATCAAGAAAGGTTATTAAAGTTAAAGGTTGATGATGCATTCTTAAGAGATATTTTACCATATAAAGATATATTTATTGATACTGACTTTGAAGATTCACGATTTGTTATTTGTAATTATGAAACTGCATTTATTGCAGTTAATAATATAAATGAATATGAATGGCGTGACTTTTATAAACAATCTTATGAGGTTATTAAAAATAGTAATGAAATAATTCCGATATTGAATACTCTTGTTGAAAATTTTCAAGATATAGAAACTGTGCTTCCTATTAAGAATACACTAGCTAATAATATTATTTTGATTGATTTGAATCAAAATACTTTAAATGATATTTTATTGGATGTATCAAGTACAATAGTTTCAATAAATTCATCTAATAGTACATATTTAATGAATGTACTAGATAATATGGATTATATGGATACATTTTATACTAACTACAATAATATTATCAATATTAACAATAATTTATCAACTATTAATCAACTAACAAATACCAATCAAATAGCAATATTAAATGGTAACCAATTGAAAACTAATTTTAATACACTTATTCAAAATATTACTACTATTGGTCAGTATACTAGAACTGTATATCAATTAGCCAATATTTCTCCTTTAATATTAGATATATTTGATAGTTTATTTCTTGCTAAACAATCATTAAGTGCAACTCAACTAATTATATCTCAACCAGGTCTATCTTCACAAATTTCAACATCTTTAGCTGCTCCTGCTATTCGTTCTATAGTCAATATTAACTATACTGCCTCACAGCAATATTTTGATAACACTATTATTAACCCTGATATAACAAATATATCAGATATTTCACAAAATATTATTAAATTAATTCAAGCAGATTCATCATGGAATACTTTTATGTCACCTTTATTAAATCTTGGATCACAGTTAGGAAATCTTGATATATTATCAAATATAACATCTACATTCAATGATTTTATATCATCTTTTAATAACTCAATAACATCAATTATTACTGATCTTTCTAATAATATAGTTAATACATTGGATAACAGTTTGAATGTGGCCCAAGTTAATACCTTTACAAATAATACTGTTGCATATAAATCTTGGTTGGATATATCATTAAATAAATCAAATCTACAAGCTATAGTTGCCCTTGATAGATTATTAAGAAAAGATATTGATGATATTGATAATAATATTGATGACATAGTAATCATTATTAAGGAAGAGTTAGGACTTGATATAACATTAAATATAGATATATTCAGTAATCCAATTATTAAAAACTTTAAAGAATATATTACTAGTGTTGACAAAGTATCAATTAATCTTTCAAACATATTAAGTAGTGTTAATATATCAAATACTGCAACTTTTATTAGTGATATATCTAAGAATTCACAATTAAGTAGTAATTTATTAACTCTTGCAACCTTTTTTACTGGAAGTTTACCATTAATTAGTGTTATTAGCAAGTCATTTCCAAATCTTGCTACTATTATTATATCTTCTTATACATCATTCATTAATAAAATAACAGAAATACAAGATATTATAGCAAAATTTGTTGAGTTTTCTAATTGGTTAGTTGAATATCTTGCTAGTAAAAATTTAACATTAATGAAGGCTACACTAACAGATATCAGTTCGTTATTATCATTAATGATAAACTATGATATTGATTCACTTGTTCAATTATATACTACTAATAATATATTTGATTTATCTGGTTCACTTCTAATAGATTTAAGTTCAAATTTACATAGAATAAGTAATTATGCTCAAAATAATAGAACAGAAATTACAACTGTTATGAATTTAATGAGTAGTATTGAAATAATCAAAAATAATGCATCAAGTATAACTACTATTAAAAATACATTAAATAATAATAAAAATAGTTTTGATAGTTTTAAAAGTAATTTGAATATTATAAATAATACAACATTAACAATATCAAATAATACAATTCAACAGTTACCTTTTAGAAGTATAATAGGATCTATTAGTAATTATTTAAAAATAACAGAAATATGGAGTACATTTAATAGTTTATTACCAAAAATCCAAAATACATTTTTATCTTATATCCAATCCAATTTTGATAGATTATATAGTATTTTAGATATAGAGGATAAATTAAATATTATTGATAATTTAGTAACAAGTAATACATCAACATTAAATATCAATAATGTTACATCAGTTAGAAATAAATTAAATCAATGGTTATTAGAAGATGTAAATGATAATAAAATGTTCATATTATGTATTGATGATAATGATTTCATAGAAAGAAATGATTGGGTAATGTTAAAAGAAAGTATAAATGCAGTTACACCATTTTATTTAATGGTAATAGATGAGGAAAAAATAGAATATAATAATACAAATTACAAAATAGTTAAATTATCATGGTACTATAAATCAAATAATAATAATACATCTAATTTCTTTATACCCAATTATAATACTTCATATATAATGTATGGTGGAATTGGTAATTTTATGAATGATTTTAATCTAAGTAATAAAGACATATTACATACAGATACTTTTTTCAGTGTATATAATAATTATTTTGATACTAAAGAGTTAAGTTATCAAGTTAGTCAATATAAGGATTTTTTCACGGACTTTTCTAAGGATTATACTACAAAGGATTATATGGATGGTATATTAAAAGACATTATAAAAACAACACCAAATAGTAGTCATTTAATGAGAATACCGAATAGTAATAGTAATATTTTTAGAGCTAATTTTAGTGATTTCCGTTTTATTGATAATATATCCCAATTATCATCTCAAAATATTCCCAAACAAATTGATAATTTGATGAACAAGTTTAATGGTTTTGTTGATAGAAAACAAATTATATTAAATAATATAATAGAAATAATTAATAGACCTGTTATACCTAACATTAAATGGATTGATAATTTGGGTCATTTTCTTATGGATAATATTGAATTATATGTTGATGATCAACAATTAGAAAAACTATCATCTGATTGGTTACAAATTGTATCTAATTTTAATGTCCCATCTGGTCAAGAAAGAGGATATAATATTATGATTGGAAATATACCAGAATTAACAACACCACAAACCCATATAGGATCATATAAATTACATATACCACTACCATTTTACTTTCATAAGAAACCATATATGGCATTACCATTAGTTGCAATGTTTAATAGCAATATATTATTCAAAGCTAATATAAGAAAATTAACAGAATTATTAGATATACCTAAATCAGCAGTTATAAAAATGGGTGGAAAGTTAAATATTTCATTATTAGGTTCTTATGTATATTTGGATACTGTAGAGAAAAACTTATTCGGTACATCACGTCATGAGTACATGATAGAACAAGTACAATATTTAACCAAGTATGTTAACTCACAAGAAACAACTATGGATATAAGATTTTTGAATCCAGTGAAAGATATCTTTTTTATGTTACAATCTAATAATAATACATTAAATAATTATTCTATTGATACATCCAATAATTATATTAATAATTTTATGATAGAACAGAGGAATAAATATAAAATTTTGGATATTGATATATCAGATACTGCTATATTGTATAATTTGAAACCATATGAAAGAACTATATATAATAATATCAAAAATGAGGGTATCAATCCATTTGAATCAATAAGTATAAACTTTAATGGACATGACCGAGTTCACGAATTACCAACAGATTTTACAAGTATAATATATCCGTATGAGAGGTATAAAAAGACGTTCCAACCAGGATTAAATGTGTATCCTTTTTGTTTATATCCGGAGGAGGGAATGTCAACGGGTTATTGTAATTTTACATATTTGAACAATCAAAGATTAGAGTATACATTAAAACCGAATATAGAATTTGAATCAGGAACATTAAAGGTATTAGCCAGATCATATAATATATTAAGAATAGCCAGTGGAATAGGTGCTATAGGTTTTTAGATGAAAAAAAATAACTGAGGTAAAGTTAAATATGGGAGGTGGAGGATTGTTACAGTTAGTATCAGTAGGTTATCAAGATATGTTTTTAATCCATCAACCGGAAATAACTATGTGGAAGAAAGTTTATAAGCGTCATACAAATTTTGCTGTTGAAGCTATACCTCAGTTCTTTAATACTAAACCTGATTTTGGGACACGTGTAACATGTACTATCGCTAAAAATGCTGATTTAATTTCACGTATGTATCTTGTTGTTAATTTACCACCTATAGGCCGCTTTCTCAACGTTCCATTGGAAAGTGGAGAAGGTAATCAAAATATAGCTAAATGTGCGTGGGTAAAGAATATAGGATTTCAGTTAATCAAGATAATAGAGTTAGAGATAGGCGGAGTAATTGTGGACAGACATTATGCGGATTGGTTACATATATGGGCAGAGTTAACGACATCAATAGGACAAAGGCGAGGATTAGATAAGATGATAGGAAATGTATCATATTTGAATGATTTTACAAATGGAAAGGAATCATATCAATTATATGTTCCATTATTCTTTTGGTTTTGTAGATATCCTAATATGGCATTACCATTAATAGCTATGGAAAGTGCAGATGTAAAAGTAAATGTAGAATTTAATTCATTAGATAATACACTTATATTAGCACCATCTCATTTTATTGAAATTGATGATGATGTGGTTTTATATAAGATGGGTGATATTATTAAACAAACTGTTAAAAATGTAACTACATATGGTAAATTTATATTTTACGATGTATTAACAAAGAGATTATATTATAATAGAATCACACCTGAGTCATTCATATTAGGTACTAATATAAGTAATCAAAATAATATTATAACTATACCGACAGGAAGTGAGAGATTATATTTAGATAAGAACAAATATTTCACACATTTATTAAATCTATCATTAGGAAATACATATTTATTGGTTGATTATGTATATTTAGATATACCAGAGAGGTTAAAATTTTTACAAAGTAATCATGAGTATTTGATAGATGTATTACAATTTGATAATGATAAACAGTTATTTCATATGAATAATAAGATAAAGGTTGGATATAATAATCTTTCCAAGACGTTAATATTTAGAGGACAATATGATTATTATAGTAGTGGATACATGAAAGATAAATTTAATTATGAGAATGAAAGTGGTGAAAGTTTAATACGAAGAGCCAGAATATTGTTTAATGGTCAGGAACGTGTAAGAGATAAGACGACTGAGTATTATGAATGGATCCAACCCTATCAAACTCATACTCATCCACCACCAAAAGGAGTATGTATATATTCTTTTGCATTAACTCCTGAAACACATCAACCAACAGGTGCAGTTAATTTAAGTATGATAAATGACATAGTATTAGATGTAACAGTAGATAAAGGTGTATCCTATCAACGACCAATTAAATTACGTATTTATTCAGTAACATTGAATGTATTACGAATTATTAATGGAGTTGTTAGTATTGCATTTTAATAAAATTGTATTTTAATAAACTAGTTATTAGTATTGCATTTAAAAAAAGCAAGTTATTTATATAATCTGATTATTGTAATTAATATAATAATCAGTTAGGAAAAATATTAAATATTTAGAGAGGGACCCAACGAGGTCTAGGGGCGTTGTTGCCTTTGGATACTAAACTATCGGCAGTTACCTCAGAAGCTTTTGGTGTAAATTTGCCAAAAATAATGTAGGCGTTGCTAAAGGCACCAGCCACCTTACCAATAGATACATGCATTTTTTCGTATGCCTTGGTGAACTCGGCAAGGAAATCGTTAATTGGTTTACCATTTGCGTCAATGAGAGGTGTACCATTATCAGTTTTTAGACCATCACGAACAGCAACCACTTGTTTAGCTAATTCATCTAAATTTTTTGAATCTGATAATGATTTAATTACAGATGTAATTATAGTTTCGGATGTTTTGATATTATTAATCTCATCAGTAATAGCTTTCATGGTATTTGACGCTAGTGTCTTACCCGAAGCTGTAAGAATTTCAATTAGTTTTGTAAATTGAGCTTGTAGCTTTTCACTGGCTTTGGCATCGAGACCGCCACCCTTCAACATGTAGGCAAACGGACCGTAGGGAGTCAAAAAACGGCTTTCGCTTAAGCGACCTTCAGCAACAGCCTTCATTATTTCTTCAAAATTATCAGCGGTAGAAACTTGACCAGCCTTGGTATTAAGTTCTTTAGGTACATTGGAAGCATTTAGAGCTGTAACAATATTTTTCAAGAAATAATAAACATTTTGTAAATTTGTTACATTCTTGAAAATAGTAGATTGTGTCTTAATCCAAGAATCAACATCTTGTAATTTACCAGTATTAGCATCACGTTTCCAGTTTAGTTTTTGTAAAAAGGCATAAGCTTGAATGAGTTTGGTTGTATCTTTTTCAGATTCAGAGAAATTTAAAGTACTCATATCATCTTTAATATTTTCTTTACATTGATCATCAAAAGAATCTATTGCACATTGAGCCATGATGGCTGCACATGGTGCTTTTCCACCAAAAGCATCGCATATTTCCTTGAAATCTTTGGCTGATTTGGCAGTGTAAATTGTGTCTACTTCAGTATTGGTAGCATCAAAGAAACGAACAATTTTACCATCAATCTGCATACGGATATTACCTACAATACGAGGGTTTTTTGTAACATTTAAAACTCTAACAAGCTGTTCAATTGAATTAAATTCAAATGTTTTACCAAATATGTTTACATAAAATATTAATATTCCACCACCAATATTTGATGGTGCTGGTAGTGCTAGTATTTGATTTGGTGCTGGTGCTGGTAGTGCTAATGGTTGTTTTGATGCTGGTAGTGCTAATGGTTGTTTTGATGCTGGTAGTGCTAATGGTTGTTTTGATGCTGGTAGTGCTAATGGTTGTTTTGATGCTAGTATTTCTGTTGGTATCATAACAATTTTTGATGGTTCAGTTTTATCAATTAAAATAAAAATGTTTTGAATTGTTGTTAAATCACCTGCTGGTAAAGTTACACCTTTAGCCCGGGCATAAGCTTCAATAATAGCTTGAAGAGCTGAAGGACGAGTGGATGAGCTCATTTATCAATATACTAAAGTAGTAGATAATATTTTTTTAATTATATATTTTAAATCTATATATTTCATCCATATAAAGACATAACGAAAGAATATAATATTCCAAATCATGGATACCGATTGGCGTGATGATGTTATTGATAATATTCAGTCCTTAAGTACAGTAAACTTGTATGAGCTTCTTGAAATTGAAAAAACTGATGATAGTACACTTATTAAAAAACAATATCGTAAATTAGCTCTAAAGTATCATCCTGATAAAGCTACTAATGATAGTGACAAATTTGAATTAATTAACCTTGCATATCATATTCTAAGTGATGAAGAACTAAGAAGCAAATATAATGATA